ATAATTCCTTCTTCTGTAATTCTAGTATTAGGATCTATTATTATTGTTTGTTGAATTCCTTCTCCTTTTATTATGCGTAGAAGTTCGACCTTAGTAGATACATTAGATCCACTAAGATAGTCACTAATACTCAACAACCTATATACTACACCATCAATGTTTATTAAGTTTCTAAAATTTAATGAGTTAATATCTTGTGGATTAAGCATTACATAACATGTCAACTTCTTACCATACCTTGATAATAATTCCTTTATGAATGTATCATGATATAGATATAGATTATTGGATGGATAATTATTTGTTACCCAAAATACATAATCAGGAACACCCCAATTGAAGTCAAATGTAGGAGAATCTAAACTATCTAAGTGACCAACATACGGATAAAGAGTATTAAAATAATCAACATTGAACTCATCTCTATGAAACCAGTTACCTGTTCTTAATCCACCTAATTGAACTATAAATGACTTTCCTTTCTTTAACACTATCTCACTTGTACCATTTTCATTAGTCTTTAAATCAAAGGACCTTGGAACAATCAAATCAGTAAATGTACCTGGTGAATCACCTGGTATCTGAACAAGTAACTTCTGAGAGAATGGTAGTAAGAAATCTGTAGAGTTTACTGAGAATTGACTTTGACTCTCAATAAAGAATGATCCATATTGCTTGTTAACATCATTCTGATATCTCTGATTCCAATAGTCAGTATCTTGTGTGAAATTAAATTTATAATTCTTACTTGCGAAATTGATGGTAGGCTCAACCATAATCTCTTTTGACCTATCAATCTTAGATGACCAATCAATAGCATCACCACTTGGATTATAGAATTGACTCAATGGCTCTATCTCTAATACAGTTGCATCTTCTGTTGATGGTTTAACTAATAGATTGAATGCATTAATAAAGGCTTTAAAGAATACATCACAAGTCATGTTAGGAAGGAATGGAGCTAATGTAACTAATCCTCCAGCTGTTAGAGCTTGCTGTTGTTTTAATATATCTAACTCAGCTGTATTGCTTGTTACTTCAAATGTTAGATTATAATTGCTTAAACCACTTCTACTTATAGTAGTGTTGTTGATAACAAATCTTAAGTTAATTCTTATCTCATCATTTATTAATGTAGTTATTTCTCTTGAATAATTAAATGAGAATGATAATGATGTAGAAGTACTAGTTAATGCTCCTTGATATATTAAATCTGATGTTAAGTAAGATCCATTTTTAATTATCTCTAATCTAACTTCATAAGATCCATTGATAATATATGCTCCAGCTCCATTACCTGAAATTAATATATCAACATCATGATCACCATAATAATTGATTTTAAACAATCCATCACTAGCAGATACAAATGATAAAGGAATTGTAGCTTGTGCTTGGTTTAAATTATCTTGAGTAACAGTACAATCATATTGATCTAAGAAATTTCTAACTCCAGTAGACATACTTCCTGTAGGATCTCCTGGCTCTAAGAAATCTTGTAATTGACCATTAAAAATAAAACCATTAGTATTGTTATCTTCTGTAGTGAATAATGAATCATTATTAGCTTGTGAGCTATCAATCAATGGTAGGTCACCACCATCATAAGCAAGTAGTAATTTCTTAAATGTCTGAGTTTCTAAGAAGTTACTATCCCATGTGATACCACAATATTCAAAAGCTTTCTTTAATACTTCATAACAGAATACTTGTGGTGGTATATTCTCAACTGCAAAGGTATCTGCTGATGGCCTTGTATATCCGTAATCTATCAATCCGTAATAATAACCTTCACCAGTCCAACCTTGTGAGTCATAATTACTTGAAGGACTTCCATCTAACTGGATAACTCCATTCCATGTATCTTGTTGATTAGCATAAGTCAATAGATGATCATATTCTGACCAACCTAACTCATTTACTTTTATCTTCTGTAGCCTAGAGATATAATCAATTGTATCACTAACTAAAGTTATGTCAAAGGACCATATTCCATCTAATTGCTTACAGCTCATCAACTGAACTACTCCATTGAACTCAAGCAATCCACTCTGATAGTATTGGCATTCAGCTTTTATACTTGGATCAAAGTCTATCAGTTCTGGTTGGTCTTCAAAGATACTATCAATAGCTGATAGTGTAAACACACTAAGCATTAACTGTACATTGCTTCTTGTACCTGGTAGTGTTATAGTCTTTGATTTATTTCCTTTCCTTGATGATAGGTCCTTAATATCACTGATACTAAAGGTCAAAGGAAATGGAGCATTTTGGTCAATGTCTACCAGTCTACCATTTATGAATAATTCTCCAGCCATTAGTTAAGTTGTGATCTATAAGTATATGTTCTATCTATGGTCACTTGTTCCTGTAGCAATCCATCTCTTCTCCTGGTCTTTAATTGGTAGGTTGAATTTGTAACTTTAACAGGCTCAAATTCTGTTCCATTTGTTTGCTCAAGATAAACTATAGGAGAGTCATATAAAGACTCTACCAACCAATTCTGAACATCTTCTGATATCCAATCTGAATTTAATACTAATTGCTTATTCTTAGTCTTGGCATAATTTACTTTTTGCCCTGAGTATAGTGGATAAGTGTAGCTGTTACCACTCCATACACCTGGATCACGTTGATAAGCAAATGACTGTACAGTTGCTGATTGTGTTGATACTAATCCAAATGTAAATGAATCCCAACATCCAAGCTTATTTAACCAATGCAATCTATAAGGCTCATATCTTTGACATGCTAAATCCATGTAGATAGTTATTGGTCCTACAAATGATACACCTTGTACAGATACAGATATCTCGTATCTATAGCAAGTATCAAAATCAATCTGTGTTATAGTTGTATTATCTATTATAACTTGTGGACCAACATTCAATATGTAAAAATCAGTAGCTGTTAATGTTATAAAATCTGTAGCTATTGTATTGCCAGATATATCTAGTAAATAAATATTAAGATCACATGATGCTACAGCTGTTTGTTCAAAAAATGCTAGATAAAAATTCTCATCCATTCCTACTAATCGTTTAGAAGTTAATGGAAAAAATGTTAAGAATGATGCATCCTGAGTCTGATTAGGATCATAGATTTTATAATTAAAATTTATCCAATCTTCATACTCTAATGATCCATTAAAAGCCTTCAATGTAGTACTAGTATCACTTGCTTGTGTGATTGGTGGATTACCATACTTTTCATAAACTATTATAGCATAACTAACCATTGAATCAGTAGCATCTAATTCTAAGTTAGTAGTAGGTATAGTATTTCTAATATAAGCTTCTACAGCTTGAGATACATCTATCCTTGATAAAGAATTGAACTGTCTGAATACTTGTTGAGTCAACACTAATGTAGAGTCAATGTATAACTCCACAATAAATGAAAAGTTTTCCTGTGCTGTCTGATCACTGCTAAAAGTAAACACCAAAGGATTGCCAGCTGGTGCTATAGCTTGTGGTTCATCATATATTGTTACTGCCATTCTTTAAAAAATTTATTTCAAACATTAATCCAGTCAACTCAGCCAAATCATTTGCAATCTTGTTAAGCACATCATCATTAATGACATTCTCAGTTATTCTCTTAGGTCTTAAACCTCTTTGCTTGATTTTATATGATACTGCATAAGCGTGACTCATATCTAATCCTTTCCATTGACTTATAGCTGTTGCCATGTTATGACTTACACCAGGATAGTTGAATGAAAATCTACTACCATGATTCTTACTACCAACAGCATTAACTCCTTCATCAACAAATGGATAGTAATCATCAGCCTCTAATCTAAATGATAATACTCCAGTTGGTACAGGTATAATTGAAGCTGCTAATGCTCCAGTGTTCTGAGCTACCTTCTTAGTGTAATCTCTGAATTCAGTTGCAAGCTGTGTTGATAAACCTGTTATAAATCTATCATAAGCAGTTTTTGGCTTCTCAGCTTCCTGAGTAGTGATACCAAAGTCCTCAAGAAAATCAAATTCTGCCATTACTTAATATGCGTTTATGTTCGTTCTCATCTACTATTCTAAAGTAGTTCATCCAAAATAATGATGTCACATAAGGCTGTTGTGTAATTTTTCCCACACTGAGTCCCATTTCTTTTGATAGTCTATGTAAGATAGTGGTCCAAGTGAACCATTCTGAATCTTTAATTCCTGATTCATCTGACTCATCTGCATATTCACTCTCACCATCTGTATCCCTAATATAGCGTTCTTCTGCTTTTTTGAGTAGTGCAAAAAAAAACTAAAGAAGTTTAAAAATTCATCACCAGGGAAATGTTCTTTAAACAAATCATATCTTTTATCATTAGGATTAAGCAATCTACCTCTATCATCCTCTTGACAATATTCCATACCTTTCTCAAGGTACATTATTGCTAATGCTTGACATGGATCTTGGCTAATGTCTTCAATCAACTTTAAGTCAATAATCTGTCCAGTAGCAACATGAGAGAAGTTCTTTTCCAACCTGTACTCTTGTCCATTGATACTAATGAATTCTTTTGGCTCAGTATATTGGTAACTACTTAACATCTTAAGCAAGTGATTGGATGCCTCCTGAACACTTGAGATATCAGAGTTCTTAATCTTGTTGATTGACTCACCACTGAATATACTAAGTAACTGACATTGGAAAATTAAAAACTGAGTTATGTCCTCTTCTTTCTGTTCCTTGATAGCATCAGCCATCATTAACCATTTAGTCATTTGCTCTGGGCTACAATCAGCAATGGTTTTTGGTAGTTTAATATCTAGTTGTTTCATACTCTTAATGCCATGTATCTGCCTCGGTTTGTAAACTCTTTCTTACTATGCCATGCTAATGCTGTAGATATAACTCCATCATCATGCAATCCTGATGGTGCAGAATAAGTTACATTCCTTGTGTTTGGATTGTAAATATAGGAATAATTTTCAAGCTCATCTATCAACCATTGTTCATTGATAATTGATATTGACTCCTGTTCAAATGCTACAGCAAGGTCCTCAATAATGATTGGCTTTGTCTTAGAGCTGGTAACAAATGGATGGATTAGATTCTTACACCTGGACTGAAGCATTTCATAGAATACATCACCTTGATTGTTTACCTCCACCAATGTAGTTGCATTATATTGCTTGATGATAGTTGCTACCTTCTCAATGATTTTGCTCCATTCATCATGTCTCCATCTGTGAGCTGATACCATCTGACCATCTTGATTAAGAATAGTTAATACAGTGTAGTCATCAGCTCTACCAATATCTAATCCTCCATACATCTTAGCTGTCTTGACTCCAGCTTTAATGCAGTTACTTACATTCTTAAATATACCAGATGCATTATCTATAAACTCAGCCATGTACTCTTGTCTGAATACTATATCAGGTAGTGATCTCTTTCTCTCTTCCAGTTCTCTTGGATCAATCATTGGATTGTCATAAGAAGTGAAATGAAAGTAAGCATACCTATCATCATAGTTAGGTTGCATACATAATCTATGAAAGTGATTCTTACCTTTTGGAGTAGAGATAAATATTATCTTCTTACCTTTCACCAGAACAGTTGCACTCAGTACCTCATCCCAAAGCTCAGGTCTAGTAAATGCCATCTCATCTACTACCATGTAATCAAAGGTATTACCTCTGATATTATCTGGTCTTTCACCTGAGAAGAATTCTATGGTAGATCCGAATCCTGTAATCATTAAGTCTGATCTATTGAATGAAAATAAACCACTTGCTGATGTTGCTCTTTCCATTTCAGAGAATACTTTTTTCCCTTGCTT